CTTCTTCACGTCTTCCAGAGCCTTCTTGATATCATCGGACTGATTTTTGGATTCTTTCAGAGCATCAATATCCAGCATTGCGATAACAGCCTTTTCATTTCTTCCACCGGCAGTCTTGACTGCTTCTTTGATAGAATCCATGAATACACGATCTGCCTCTTTCGCTGCGTATTCATCATCTTTTGCTTTCAGATCTCCCTGAAGCTTTGTGATCTGCCCCTGCAGATCTTTTACATCGACTCCTTCAAATTCCTTCAGCTTAGCATTCACATCATCCAGAGAAGTCTTATAGTTGTCTCTCTGCGAAACTGCATTGTCATACTCACTCTTGGTACGATAGTTCTCTTTCCAAGCCTTATCAAACGCTGCTTTCTTGTCTGCCGGAACCTCCAGTTCATACTCTTTCAAAATCTCATGAATATTTTCCATAGTTACATTCCTCCTGAAATATTTTATTGACCGCTCTTTCAGCGGTATGGGATATAGCCGGTTAGACCCCCGGCCGAGTAATTGCCCAGTTTATAGCCTTATGACAGGGCATAAAAATAAGACGCATAACCCTGCGTCTCAAAGGGAGATAAGTGGATCACCTCCTAAAATTGCGTACAAAAATACCACCGGCCTTTCGACTGGTGGTAGCTACATGGATAATACTTTCATATCATTCCATAATTCCTTTAACTGTTTATCATTTATTTTATGTTTATCAAGCATTGCCTTGGCATCTGTATAGAAATTAGTCTCACCTTCTGGACACCTGCATATAAACGGCTCATCATCTCTCCACGAAATATTATATCTTTCTCCATAAAGAATAAACTCGATATCTAATCCTATCTCTATAGCTTCTGACAGCTCAGACAAGTTCTCAAATTTTGCATAATCTTTATACTCAATCATTTCAATCACCTCTTCTCGAGAATATCTTTATTGGCAATTTCATGCCCTAATTTAAGTGGATTATCGTGCTTTGCTTCACGTTTCAAGTTACCTTTTTCATCAAGATACCAGTTATGATAATGTGGTACAATCGGATGTTCTTTTGAATTTCCGTGATCCGTCATATCTATGTCTAATCTTGGCCTTCCATCATTTCCGTAATATCTACGTCTCTGCAAGGCACCATCTTTGAAATTATCAAACACGCTATTCGGAGTACCTTTATACGGGATAGAATGTACTTCTCCTATTTGTTTCTTCTTCAGTGCTTGACTCTGCCATTTTACATCTATATATGCTTCACTGATAATTTTCCATTTCTCACTATCATTATATTTCATCTGGCCGAAATTAACAAGCGAACCAATATAATCTCCCAGAACTTCTTTATACCGCTTATACTGAGCCACATCCTTGGATGCATTCTCAATCATTTCCCGCGGGAACAATGCATTCTGTCGTTTGCTATTTGTTGCCACCCGACCTTTCATATCCAAGTAAATACGCTCACGTTCTTCCGCAAGTTTCATTTTCCGGCAAAATCTGGAATATTCATTTAACTGTCCTTGATACTTTGCTTTATGCAACAGAATTTCATTCGGATCAGCCTTGCCTTTCTGGAGCAGTCGAACCTTTTCTCTCTGTGCCCGCATCGCCAATTCCATCTGGCGTTGCTTTTGCTTGGCTTCATACAAGGTATATTCCTTATCCCCAAAGTTCTTCGGCTTACTCTCTTCCAGGTTCTTGGCATCCAACCATTTATCCGTCCAGTTACGTTCGGATAATCCGGGGAAAAATGGGTAATACTCGTGTCAATGGTAGCAGTTCCACCCGCCTAATCCTTCACCAGTTCCATATCCTGTACTACTGACAAAGTCTGGATAATCTGCCATATTTGCACCATCTCCTTCCATAACAAAAGGAGCCTATCGGCTCCCTCTGTTTTACTTCCAATATTTTTCTTCTGCTCTTTTTCTTGCTGCAATTGCTTCTTCTATCCTATCATATGTTCCTAAATTAACACATTTTCTATCTACAGTAATGTAAGCTCTCCACTTCCCTGTATCCTTTCTCCACATAACTCCTGGATAGCCAGATGTATTTGTTTTCCTCGGCTTTTTATCTCTATTCCAACAATTCTCCTGAAAAGAAATCCATCTACAATTTTCAGGACAATAATCTCCATTTACATCTATACGGTCTATTGTTAATTTATCTGTGTAACCATTTTTTAATGCCCACTGTTTAAATGCATCAAAATCATTTATCCATTCATCACACACCTTTATTCCTCTTCCACCGTAATATTCATAATTGCTACAAGAAGGTATATTACATCTGGCTTTCATTGCACGCCACTCATTATGTAATCGAGTGCCCGTTGCTTTGTGTACCGCACTTCTTTCAGATGTCCGTTCCTTTTGCAAACAACCGCAAGATCTCGTTAATCCTCTTCTCAGATTCCTACCCACAACAACTACTTCTTTTCCACATTCACATTTACACAACCATTGAGCTCTTTTATTCCCATTAGGCGAAATATAGTTTTCCACACGTTTCAGAGCTGTTAATCTTCCAAATTTCTGTCCCGTTAAATCTATCGCTTTTCCCATCAACAACACTCCTTCCAAAGAATAGTTGCCAGTTGAAAACCACCTCGAAAAGATTCAAGTCTTTCTTGAAGAACACACTCCATTATCAATTCATCAATCTCATTAAATGCTTCAAATCCAAGCTTAGTTTTTACTTTGTTTTCTAATCTTCGATACGCATCTCTTATTACTTCACTATCTACTTGCTCATCTGACCACTCATAAAACATTTTCTCAATTTGACTCATAATAAAAAACTCCTTTCAGTTCTTGAAAGAAGTTCCATTCTGCATTATAATATTTACAGAAGGAAACTTCTAACCTAAACAGTCGTGTCTACTTTGGTCGGTGGTACGACTGTTTTATTTTTTTGTTAAATTTACTGCCTGTTGATAAACCATGTCTATGCCTTTTTTTACCACTTCTGTCTTATTTAATCCTAGTGTTTCACGGCAATATTCTAACTTTATATCGTCTAGTACAGACAATCTCACTTCCATTCGTTTCGTCTTTGGTTCATCTGTCGGTCTTCCTGTTCTCTGGCTCATTTTATCACCTCACTTTTGTCCGTACAAATATATTAACTTATGTACGTACAAAAGTCAAGTACTATTTATTCCATTTGTAAACTTTTCCCTGCCACACAGAATGTGAAGGTCTCGCCCCTGCATGCCAACTTACTTCCACATATTCACAACCGAGCTGTTCCATATGATATTCGGTTATCTTATGCGTAAGCTTTGCAACGCCAGTCATGACCGCTCTCCTTGCAGCCACATCCACCCGATCGGCTCTCCCTGAAGCATAATCAATCTTCCGAAGTCCGCTGTTCGTGAGCTGTGTAACTACTCGTCTCAAGACACTGTTATAATCAAACGCGCCGGTTACGATATCATAACATGCTGCATCCAGGTATCCAGAATACACCTGTGCAAGTGGTGTCAGTATCTTCCTATCATTTCCATAATCCAAATAAAATCCAAGTGAATTGGTTACATTCTCCAAATCTTCACAACTCTGGTCAATAATTGCCTCTGTGATCCGCTTAAGCTGCTCGTTCTGATCATACGGTATATATTCTGCATTGATCTGCTCATATACATCCTTATCTCGAACATATTCCTTTTCGATTACCTTATCGTACAGCTCAAACATTTCCGGATAGGAAGCATTGAGCGTCTTCTTTATCTCCCGTTCGATATCCTCTGAAGAATGTCCAAGGATCCGTAACCGATTAATCTGCCAATCTGCAGTACTTGTAATCTCACCAGTCTTAACGATTCTCCGAACAATGTCTTGCATGATTCGTTCTTCCAGATCCTGATATCTGGCAGCGATCTTACTGGCCATCTTATTCTTGTAATCATCTCGCATCTTACTCCATCACCTGATTCTGTTCCGGGATTTTTGACTTTGCGGTCGCTTCGTCCTCGTTGTACCATTTCATGCGATATTCAACCAGACTCATAACACCCATACTTACGTCTTGCCTGTCCTGCTGCCTTTCTGATTCTTCATCTGCCAAGATTGAATCATTGAACTCGCAAGTAAATTCCACACCAGACATATAAGAACCATTGTAGAAAGCCAACGCATTTACGAATCCATTTAAACATTCTTCAAGCTTCTCCTGTATTGCAGTAACACGATTGTATTTTCTGGTCTTTGATGCAAGCACTTCCGTGGCTGTCTTATCCACTTCCTGTGCGTCAGACAGATCTCCGTAAGCAAGACCAACATTGAACTCAATCTCTCGTTTGTATTCCTCTAATCCCCTCCGAAATGCTTCATCTCTCATTGCAGGAGAATACTCTTTGTAAAGTTCTTTATCTTTACCATCTTCAAGGTTCATTCCTTTGTAAAGACGCTTTTATTCTTTAACGCTCTCTGGTCTACATGAATCGCACGTTCTCCAGAATCATATTCCCAGTCAAGACGTGCTGCCTGTACATCAGCTTTCTTGATCAATCCTTTTGCTGATTCGTACACTGATACACCACACGAAGAACCATCCACCTTATTTTCGATTGGATTCTGATAATATCCAAAATCCATTTCTGTCATGTCGATATAAATAATCGGTCCAGGTTGAAGATTCGCCCATTCCGCGACTTCTTCCAGATTACATCTCTGTCCGATATCACTTCTGCTCTGCGAGTGATAACACTTATTTTCGATAGTCAGATTCCCATTTGTGAAATAATGTCGCTCTACTCTGGTATAGTAATCATTTTCACCAACACGCTTTACAACCAGAAAGGCACTATCATTTGGGACTCCGCTATCATCAAAACTAATCGGAATAAATTTATCTGCAGCAACATATTCTGCCTTGTCCGGACTAAGCGGCCTAAGAACCATTGCTCCAAGTGCAAGACCGGTCTGCAGCTTCTTATTTATGTCGGACAGGCCTTTCTGGAGAACCTTATCCATCTTGTCATTATTTAGGATCTTGGCTTCCATCTCCACCAGAGCCGAATCTGCAAACTCACGGCAGATACCTTCTTCCAATTTCAAGGATTCTACTGTATCGTCACACCAGTCTGCATTTCCGGCCAGCATTCTTTTCCATTCATTGATGACATCGATCATGGCCTGTGACAGTGCCACATCTTTACCAATTATATTTTTTAATGTCGTGTAATTAAACATGCTCACTATCCTTTCCCATAGTCTTTTTAATCCATCAAACATCTTCCACCTCTTCTATCAGATCTCGCATATCCCGTTCAATTGTATATTCAAATGCATCCAGGCTATCAATATCGGTGCTACCATCATCCAGACGCTCATCTTTATCTTTCACGTCTTTATTCCATACCGCATCCGAAAGTGCTGTCTGCAGGGACTTGCAATCCTCTGTAATCCAGAACCTTCCAGCTCCCATCAATCGGATTGTACAGCGAATCCGATCAATGATAGATGCTTTCTTCGCTTTTCTTACAATCATCCAAGGGAATCTCTTTTCCACTGCATTTCGGATGGAATTACCGAGCACTGTCTCCGCATTATCGTAGTAAACGGATTCCACATTACAGTACTCTACATAATCGCCTTGTTTTTTGATCACACTGTATTTATCAATTACCTCTTGAATAAAATCGCAGAATAACTGATCCAGCATATTGCTGTCTATGTCTTTTTCCTTGTCTTT